CCAGTTTGAACTTGAGCGCCAGCAGCAATAACGCCACCAGCTTCTACCATGACGGAGCCAGAGACACATACGGTCACGGCAACACCAGCGGCAACACCAGCAAGACACACACCAATGGCGTTCTCACCAGCAGCGTCAGCCAAGTCAACTTGACCATCGGACTCCAGAGTTACGAATTTGAATTGTGCTGCGGAAAGGTCTTCCCCAGCGATGAAAGTGCGGTTATCACGAGACTGCATAACGGCCATTGTTATTCCCCTTTGTAGGATTTAGTGATGAGTGCTTTGCCTTCTTCGGTCTTAGCTACAGCAGCGTAAGCCTTAGCAAATTCACTCTTTTTCAGTTGGTTTTCGTCCATGTAGGACTTTACGAGAGCATCCAGTTTGTCAGCAGAGGTAGCGAACTCACCGTCTACATCGGACTTACCAAATTCTTGCATGGAAGCAGCAAAGGCAGCATCAGCAGCTTTGAGCATTACCATAATTCCATCATCTTCTGAGAATGACTTCAGGAGAGACTTAGCTGCACCAGCTTCAAAGTGTGGCAGAATTTCTTCTGCTTTCTTTGTCAACTCAAGGTCAGCCTTTTCGATTTCATGTTCACGCTTGGCTACAGCAGCAGCTTCAAGTGCTTTCAGGACTGGGGCTGGGATGTCGCTCTTAGCTACCATCTCACCGTCGATGTCCATCATTTCTTCTTCCGCTTTCTTCTCGATTGAGTCGGCACGGATAACGTAACCATTGTCAATAAGACCTTTGCGGAGATGTTGGTTCTCAGCAGAAAGACGATCAAAATCCGCCTTGAGTGCTTCAACGTCAACTTCAGGAGCTTCTACAGCTTCAACTTCAGGAGCAGCTTTCTCAGCAACTTCTTCGGTTACAACTTCATCAGCTTTTTCCATGTCGTAACCGAGAGCTTTCATAGCTTCGCCACGTCCACAACCTTTGTCATCCATGTACGCCTTTACTTTGGCTTCCATTTCTTCATTCATTTTCGTAATTTCCTCTTCGGAATTGTCACGCTTGAAGAGTGAGACCATTGCTTGTGCATTGGCTGGACGATCCACAAGGGAAAGTTCTTCAAGGTGCAAGTTTTTCAGGAGATTAGGCAAGTTAGATTTCCTCCTTAATAGCACGTCCACCTATAGAGAACGCAGCGAGTTCACCAGATTTGACCATATCCCAGACGGTATCATCGAATACTTTGTAAGCGACAACCCATCCTTCACGATCAGACTGGATACCAAGAGCATCACCAATTTCTTTAGTGATAGGAAGAGAGTGGACAACTACGCCAACCTGATCTCCAACGTGCATAGCCTTGCCGACCCGCACATGCTCCATAAATTCATTAACGGCTTTTACCAGTGTGCCAGCTTCGATAACGTCACCCTGACGATCAATAACGGCTTCACCTTTTTCTGTAACTACAGAAGCCCATCCGTAGACCATACGCTGTTCGTCGTCAGTCTTAAGGATTTTACCTTCGATATTCTTTGTCATTTCACCCACCGATGTGTTGGATTCCCACATACGACATGACCAGTAGCCAGCCGTTGTCTTATCTTTCTTGGTATCACAGGAATGACGGGAGCGGAAATTGGCACGAGCTTTAGGATCGTCTCTACGGATTTCCATGTTAGGATCACCGAAAGCTACCCGTTTGACCTTACCACCGTCCTGTACGAACACCTCAAACTTCTTGTTGCCACCTTTGATACGACGAGGCTTATTCAGAGTGACAGTTTCGCCTTGATACTCAGCCTTAGCAAAGTCAGTCTTTAGTATCTCAGCTACAACGGCCCTGAGAGCCTCTATACGGCTCACTGATGGCTCTTCTGCCTCTTCGGTAGGCTCACCCCCTTCGTAGAACGAAAGGTACGCCTCGTGGCTCTCACCGGGCATGTACACAGCCTGTCCATCGTACTCAGAGACGTGAGTAGCTCCACCCATGCCTAAGTCCATAGAACGAGAGATAGCTTCAGGCTCAGTAGTGAAGATGTCGTTAGCGTATTGTGCTTTACGGAGGGTAGAAACTTTGTGTCCTACCATTGTGCCTGTTGGCTTACCTTCATCATCAATGATCTCGATACGAGCGGCAGGTTCCTCTTTGGTTCCTGTGATCTTTACTGGGATACCTGAGACTTTACCGTCACGGACGATTTCACGGACGATACCACGGGCAGTTCCGCCTGAGCTATTCCAAGATACTTTAGAACCAACTTTCATTAACCTGTAACCTTTGCTAGATAACCTTTGAATACCCCAAATACGACAGCATTGTTGGTGTCTGTCTCTACCGTGATACGAACATCAGCGTTCCTTGGGATGATAACTGCTGGATCAAGGTCAATCTCCCAAGGGCCACCAGAGGAAGCACTTACAGCAGCACGTTGTACGAACACCTTACCGACTTCTCTAACCTCAAGGTAGAAGTCTGCCGCTGCGCTTTGCTTTAAGCTAACGGAACCAAAGCCACCAGTGAGTACATAGTAGTCTTCATCACTGAATGTGGTTGCAGCCTTAAATGAACCCTGTAGTCCAGCGGGAATGTCAATGTGTATCTTAGTTGGGTCGTTGGGGACACCAGCAGTAATAGCAACATCTTCGTACACTGTGACACGGCCCACTAGCTCAACACCATTGTTATTGAACACTTGAGATACCCTAGCCACTGGCGTAGGAAGTGCGACCTTAGTCTGACCCTGTAAAGTAACAGTCTGTGTCAGAAAGCTGAACTTGGCATCCTGTCCTGTGCCAGACACAGTGTGACACTCCAGTAAAACTTCGTACACATCAGCAGCGGAAGATGAAGATATGTGGGTAATCAGATTGTCATTAACGTAGACCTCATGTCCACCGACTGTCCATACCGTAGATGTTCCATCCGCTGAGAGATCGGCTGACTTACCGAACTTGATGAGGGACTTAGCTTTCTTGTCGATAGAGACGACATCACCAAAGGTGGCTTGTATCTCACGTTCAGCTTGTACGAGCCTTCCGTCAGGCACTTCGTATGTACGTCTTTGCCAACCTCCGAACATCTGTTGTATTTCCTCAATCTCTGCTATGATTATTGCGTTAGGATCACTTGCGCTCTCTACAATCGGACTAGAGGTCTCTACATCACTCAAACCAATGTTGTTAACTTGGGTAAAGCTAGGTTGTCCTATGGTGGGCAAACCTGTTACAATAGAAGCTACTGTGAAGTTCTCAAGCTCAGTGGCATTTACCGAAGGAATGACAGGGCTGGCTGTAGCTAGATCATTGGCTTGTAGCGAATGGTTCTGTATTAGACCCGCTGTAGATATAACGACCTGACCAGATATGACACCTACTGTAGACAGGCTGTGGTCTTGGGTTATACTCGTAGTGCTAACAACTGAAGCCCCAGTGGAAATGTCGATAGGGGCAATGTTATGATCTTGGGTTATACTTGTGGAACCAACTACAGGTGATCCCGTGACAATACTGTTAGCTGCAATAAAGTTCTCATTGATGAGAAACTCATTGTTCTGCGTTAAGAGTGCGTCACTATCTTGTTGTAATATCCTGCTGGACATACCCTAGACCCCTTATGCTGGGTCAGGAATACCGACTGTGAATGACCCCAGAGAAAATGCGTTACCAGTTGTTACAGACTGAGCGGTAGTAAGATCACCAGTTACATACAGGGTGTCAGTGCCGTTAGTGATAGCAAAGAAACTAGCTGTACCTGTGCCTGTAACAGAGGCATCAGATACGGCAGCTACAGTGACCTCACGTCCACCACCAGCACGATCAGCAGGGGAACCTATGCTTGCTGTGTCATTACCTAACGTGTAGGTAGAGGTGGCTTCAGCGTATGTCGTAGGTTCAGTGGAACAGATGTCAATGCGTGTACCATTGGTCGTCAGTGTGGACAAACCACTGTCAAATACTGCGTTAGATAAAGTTGCCATTACGCTTCTTCCTCATCTGTAGTAGAACGACCAACTTCAGGATCATACTCTAGGTCTGCAATGTCCATAAGGTCTTTAACAACCTCTGGGTGCGACGATACATCAATGTTAGCACCATTGAGGTTCCGTAGGAAAGCAGCTACTTCACGGAGGTCATGCGGAGCAACATCACCAGCTTCAATAGTTGGCATCAGGTCATAATTCAGACCGTTCAACTGCCAAAGACGCTCGACCAACTGTTTGTTGAGAACGTCAACGATTGCTTGGATGTAACTCTCAAGCGCACGGAGGAACAGGTCTGTCTTCGACTTGGAGAGAGCATAAGAACCCCCAGAGGAACCAAGCAGAAGAAACTCAGAAAGGACACTACGGGCAATGTCATGCTGGTAACGACTAACGATTGGATTGATGTCAATGTTGCGTTTACCATTGGATGCCATAAGCTCAATGTCAACTAATCTAGTGGAGGAAGGCGCTCCGTCTTTATCGGGGTAGGTGTCGGAAGGCAGTATAATGTAACCTTGCTCGTTGAACTTAACGTCTCGTAAGATTTGCTGCAAGTTGTGTACAAATCCTGACTGAGCAGAAGAAGCGTCCCCAGAAAGATACTCAGCGGGAATACGAGCGACAGGAATACCCGCAAGTTCTCGTTCCACTGCAATGGCCTCAATAGCCTGTAGGTTGTTAAGGTACTCGTAAGAAGTATAAGCGTTACGAAGAATACTACGGCCACTTGGATCACCATTTATTGAGGTAGTGCGGTAATACAAGGATTTATTAACTGGGATATAATTCTTGCTTGCCATAAGGCCAACTGATTGTTCAATACCTAGAACATCCCCAGTCTTCTGATCGACATCAAACCTATTGATAGTCCAAGGCGCACGGGCTGCGATCTTACGCACACCAATACGTCCATCTGTGTATTTAGAGTGTTTCTTGTCAGAACGCTCGTTAGGGCCAACACGCCGCTTGTAGATAACCTCGAACCAACCAAAGCCATACGACAGAAACGACAAGGCTTCTGCAATGTGGTCATCTAAGGTGTGATCCATGTCATCAAGAACGCTCTTAACGAAGTCAGCTTCCGCTTTAGCTGCATCACTATCGTCAACTGGAGTTACATGAAGGTCAACATCACGAAGGATTTGCTCAACAGAATACATAACAGCACCAACGGTACTATCATTGTCACGCATCTCACGATACTTGCGTATAGCTTTCTTGCCACGCAGTTCAGGGAGAAACTCATCAGCACGGATTTGACCGTTATGTGTGTTATCACCAGCTACGCCAAGGGTTGCCTTAGCTTTGGCTTCTGAGAGCTTCTTAACCATGAGATAGGTTCCATTATTATTTCTGTGAAAGTCCCTTGGCACTTGAGTAAGCGAGGGTCAGTTTGGGTTTCGCATATCCGTTAAGTGAGAGGTCTGTAATTGCCCATACACAGGCATCAAGTCTATCTGGGGAGCCAATCGACCCTAGTGGTTCCCATGTTCTCATTTGTGTCTCTAGTTCGTTCAGCGAAGCCCCATCAGGGGGATTAGCCACATGCTTAACTAAACCACGCTCGTACAATGCCGATACAGGTTCAGCCCTAGCGAACTTACCACGGGATGCTCTAACAGCCTTATAAGGTACTGTAGGGTCTTCTCCGTGGATCGTCTGCTTAACCATGTCACCACCTTGGTTAACCTCCGCTACAATACGGTCAGCTTGGTAGTGGTGATACAGTTGAATAGCTTTAGATGCCCAACCCTGTGGTGATAACCTATCAGTATAATCACCGAGGACGTAGGCAATACCGTTAATGTCAATACCTGCGACAATAATACCCGTCATGTCACTCTCAGCGTTAGAGGTAACAGCGGGATCAAGTGCAACGACAATACGGGAAAGGTCTGGGACAGCCTCATGTTTGACTGAGGCATCATCTAGCATTACGGTAGTCCACAAGGCTCCTTGAGCTTCTTCTAGGACTTCAGCGTAAAGCTCTTGTCTACCTAGTCTAGTCCCTTCGTACTGCTCTTTAACAGCAGTGAGGTATGTGTTAGCTAGGTTGGCTGAGTTATCAAAGGTACTACCCGTGGTAACTACAGTCTTAGGGTCTTTGAGTATCTGACGAATAAGTTTGGTTGGCTTAGGGGTGGTCGTAACCATGATCCTTGGGTGTTTACCCAGACGCATACAAAACTGTAGCATCTGCCAAGTGTCCATGTCCTTGTTCCAAGCAGCAGTCTCATCACACCATGCTAACTCAAACTGTGGCCCACGAAGACGCTCAGGTTCCTCAGCAGAGAAGAACTGTACTTGCGCTCCATTCTCCCACGTTAGTGTACGCTTAGTTGGAGACCACTCAGGGAACCCCATCTTCTTACCTTTGTAGGTCTTGTCGTTCTTCCAGCATACCGATAGGAAACCAGATTCACCCTTGACCATAACTCGTTCAATATCTGAGTTAGTGGAAGCTACGGCAGCAATACGTTTGACACCACGCTTAACATT